ATGAGGCCGAGGCCAAGTCGTCTGTTTTTCTCTCGGACTTGATAAACTTTCTCGTATGGAAGACTAGCGCGTAGGGTTCCACAGACGAGGAACTTTGATGCCAGCGATACCACAGATTTGAGTTCTTCCAGAGAACTGACAACGCCAAGATTGACTGAGCCAAGATTGCATACGTCAGAATCATCCTCACTCGTAACTTCAGTACATGCATTCCTAAGCGTTTCATTTTGCTTCTCTCCAAAATTAAAGGAGAAGCCCGGCTCTCCTGTTTCCATTGCTTGCCTACAATTCGCTAAGAATGTAGGACTCACTGCCCTAATAGCACTATGCTCAAATTCAGAACTGAATGCAGAGCCGCTATACAACCAGTCATCATCGTAATTAACTGAGATGTTGGTCATATCCAGCATAGCAGGAAAGTTGAAATCTTCTGCTTTCAGATTCTTAATCTGCTCAGACCAATTCTTAGCTTTAAGAAAATCTGGAATATCTTCATGCTTCCAATTTAGCGATGCATATATTGCAGAACGCCGGCTCCCTCCCTGCATAACGTTCCTGCCAATCTCGTTTATCATGCTCATCAAGGAAAGTGGTCCTGAAGACACACCTCCCGTTCTGCGGATAGGCTTGCCCTTGGCACGGAGAACAGAGTAGTCCACACCAATTCCACCCCCTGTCATTAGGCATGAAGTGCTCCTCTTTGCGAGGTCTGCCCATTCTTCCCTTGTATCGTGCTCAGCACGAAGCAAGTAGCAATTGTTGAAGTAAGAGTTAGGCCTACCAGCATAGTATATGTAACGGCCTCCTGGTATGAAAGCCATTGTTTTAATGTATTCTGCAAGCTGTTTCCTCTCATCAGTTGACATGAGGGCTTGTTGTGTGCCCCATCGTGTTCCACAGACATCTTCTACAATACGCTCAGCAGCTTGATCCCAATTATCATCTGGGCCTTGGGCATACTTGAAGCGGAAGACATTCTCCCCTAGATCACTCTTGAATCTGTTCTTCTGCATTTTTTCCCTTCCGTTTACGCTTAGGAGCTTCTACAACAGCTTCAGCTTGCTCTACAACATTCTGAACACGTTGCATGATGTCTTCAGCAGACACCCACATATCCTTACCACCTAAGATGCCTTCAATTTCTTCTACAGAGAAGAAGGGCTGATATACGTCCATGTAAATCTTCTTAAGCAGAGCTTGAGTGAAGATAGCTTGTTTAATGTTCTCATTCATCTTGCCACCAAGACCTTCACTACCATCATGCATCATCAAGTAGCTGTAGGGCATGATTGAGATATTAGGGCAAGCAAAGAGAATGATGCTTCCAGCAGACATCACTTGACCATCTGCGATACCAACTACAGTGGCTTCAGAAGCTTTGATAGCATTGAGAAGCTGCATAGTGATGTCAAGACGGCCACCGGGAGTATTCAGGTGAATGTAGATGTTTTCATTAGGCTTGCCTTGATAGAGACAATCAATCAAATCAACAAAGTCATCTTCGTCTTCGATGATACCATTGATGTAGAAATGTCGGTCTACCCCATTGATATGAACTCGCTCCATATCCTTATTACCAATCTTAAACATTTACTTTCTCCCAATCTTCAAACTTCTCAATCCACATCTTACACTGAGGACTTCTGAGGATGTCATCTCTATTGAACTCAATCCTATGTACAGGCATATCAAAATGGTTTACCATCTTAATAAGCTGAGCTAAGCCACTCCCTTGAAACTTAGGACTAACCTGAGCTACATCCCCACATAGAACAATCTTGCTATACTTACCAGTGCGGGTTAGCAATACCTTAAGCTGATCGAAGGTGATATTCTGACATTCATCAACAATGATGAAGCTCTTGTCAAAGGTCATCCCTTGGATGTATTCAAGGGGGTAGAAGGTGAGTTTCCCTTCTTGCTCCCATTTCACTGTTAAGCTACGAGGACAGAATGCATCCATTGTCTGCAGGATAGGACGAATCCAAGGCTCCATCTTTTCTCGCTCAGTGCCGGGAAGAAAGCCACTCTTCTCAGCAAAGGATACATTAGGGCGAGTGATGATGATTTGCTGGAACTTCTTAGCAGAGAGAGCCTCATAAGCGGCCCTCACTGCTCCATAAGTTTTCCCTGTACCTGCTGAACCAAATGCAAGGGTAGGGTACATCAGCTTATCCCGTAGAGCTAGGTCATATAGCTTGTGATTATCAGACATTAATTAGTCCAATCTCAGTTAGCTTTTCAGTAATGATTTCTACCAGCTTTGGATCACGGAACTGATACGCATCAGGGATGTTGAGGACATGCACTTCTTTAACCTGCAGGTTGTAATCCTTAAGAGACTTATGATGTTCCTTAGCAGCAAATATAATGATGTCAGCCCATTGAATCAGTACATCATCAACCTCGACTAAGGCATAGTCATGGACGCCAGCAGCACGGGTGTTATATCCATGTTGGCTTAGAACATAAGCAATAGTAGGAGAGCGTAGAAGACCAGCAGAACATACACATAAGACTCGTTTAAAGTCGCCCTGATTAGGGTTTTGACAATTCCATAATGCATTGTGTCGAATCTCTTTATCCATTAAATCTCTCACGAATTTCCTCAAAGTTAACAGGGGTGTAATTGATAGCCTCAACACTCACATTTACATACTGGTTAGAAGCTAAACTGTTTGCATGTACATGACCATGAATGTTGGCAATCCACCGATACATGCTGTCTGGATGCAGAGGGATGTGGCTAAGCACAAACTTATCCAGAGTGTGCGTAGCCCTTACATCCTTGAACATTTGAGCATACTGACTAAGCTTGAGATTGTCATGGTTTCCCTTAATGAGGATTTTTGTACCATTCAAATAATCAAACACTCGCTTCATATACTCAAAGTTCTTAAATCCAACATCCCCTAAGTGATACACCTTGTCTTCAGGCTTGACAACATTATTCCAGTTCTCCATCAACACCTCATCATGATGATGGATGTTATGGAAACCCCCACGGAGAGGGCTTCCATCTTGACGCAAGAAGGTTAGAATGTTGGCATGACCAAAGTGTGTATCCGCAATAAGGAAAGTTTTAGCCATACTTATGCTGAAGGTACTTGAGACTAACTTGCATTGGTTCAAACTCTCCATCATGCGTGTCATTCAGCATCCAGACACCCCTCCAATGTACATTCCCTTGTGGCCCCATGTAGTCTTCATCATGCAGGTAGCAAGCACCAGAGAAGAGACCAGTGATACGCTTACCTTCAGCAGTGTATTGACTAGCAATACCGTCCTGCTGAACATGACCCATTACGCAGGAGACATGCTTCTTTGTGATAAGAGCATTAGGACTTGTAACTGGCCTTCCAGCCACACCACTTGTGAAATAATGGCTAAAGCAGACACCATTGATAGAAACAACAGCAAGGTAAGGGTAAACTTCCCAACCAAACTCTTGATATTGCAGATCATCAATTGATAGAACACCATCAAGCTTAGCATCGTCATTGACAGCCCGATTAATACGTTCATCGTGATTTCCTAAAGTCATTACCAAACGTGGATTATAAACTTTCTTCTTGTTAATGATCTGTTGTTCTTGTAGGTTAAACAGAGGGTGAAGAAGTTTTCCTTGTGCTTCAATAACACTATCTACGTCATCACGATAACGACGACCTTCAAAGCTCTTCTTACCTACATCATAGGAAGAGAGACTAGGCATATCAGCAAAATCACCAATCTGCACAATGACATCAGGACGCTTATCAACAATCATCTGACCAATCCACTCAAGGTGGGAAGTATCTACACCGGGTTTAACTTGGCAATCAGGGATTACAAGAATCTTACTCAATTTGTGGTTCCTTTATTTAAACCTTCAAGTTCAATCAAGAGGTCAATGTAATGCTTAGCTTTTAGAAGGTCTGCTAAGCCATTCTTAGTTTTCCAACGGGATACGTATTTGATTACATTAGCTTCACAGTAAGGGAGATTATTAGCATGGATGAACTCAATAGGTTGAATCTTAAAATCCTTATAATGACTTCCGCCTATTTGAACATCTAATGCAGAGTTATTTAACCCCATAACCCCTCTCCACCATATTCACTAAGAACTGCTGATGAACTGTCTTACGCTCGTCTTTAGGGATAGACTCAAAATATCCAACCATTAGGCTTGCACCTTTAGGTGTAATCTTATTCTGCTTAGTGTAAGTCTCTGCAATGTTAGCAAGGATTACAGCACGATTACGATTACGGAGAGTAGCATCTTCGATGTCATTAAACAGGGAATAACCCTTAAAGTCAGTTGCTTGCGTCATTTATTGTTTTTCTTTCTTTAGCTAGACACCTTTCGGTGTTACTCTTAGCCTTATGACAAGGCTTACAGAGGATTTGATATCCTTCTTTTTCGCAGAACATCCTTACAATTACATCATCCCATGAAGTGAAGCCAGTATCAGGATCAATAACAGGATGTATGTGATCCACTTGTACTTCTTTAGCTGGAAATGTGTTTCCACAAGCTGCGCAAAGGTAGTGTTCTGCAAGCCTACCAGATGCTTGATTAATTCTCTTACCTCTCTTGGCGTCTGAGAGAGCAGAGAACTTTGGAGGCCAGCGTTGTGATGCAGAGCGTAAAGCTGATTTGATAAAGCTTGTAAATCTGGCTTCTGTCCATTTACCATTGTTATACATTAAAAAAATGTTTCCATGAATCGTTTGATTATCTCATAGAGCCGTTTCTCATCCTGATATGCATACCCATCAAATGCTTTAAAATAACCAGCATCATCGGATATTAGATGAGAAGCTAGATACCTAGCAAATTCATCATCATCGTCATTCATCTAAGAACCTCCACATAACAGGCTTACCCTCCTCATCCAACTCTCTTACCATCCAAAGGAGTTGAGCTTGCTCTAGCATCTCCTCCCTCCACAAATCCCCATAGCAGGCCATATAAGCCCCTACAACGGCTTTCTCTGCCTCTGCCCTTGTCTGGGTATTACCGAGGATGTCAAAGGCTGCCTTGGGGCCAAGCTTAGGCACTCCGGGGATGTTATCTACAGGGTCTCCCATGATGAGTTGAGCGTAGAAGAATTTATCCCCCACTCCTCTCAACTTCTTGTTGTCATCAGACAACGAGATATACCCAAATCCCTCTACAAACTCAGGGCCAAATTGAGGTTGATTCCCTAGTTCCCATCCAAAATGCCAGCCCGGACACTGCCTAAGGTCTTTATCCCTTGTGCAAATGATTGTTTCCACCCTAGGGCCAGAGTAAAAAAGATTACTTATGAGTTGTTGATTGATTACTTGCTCTGTGCACAAAGCATCATCAGCCTCCATCCCCTCAACAACTATAGTGGTGTAAGCTACCTTCATGTAGGAGAGGAGGTTCTTGTAATGCCAAGGCTTGCCTGACTGATCCCTATTTCCCTTATACACTTTCTTCTTAGCAATCTTCTCTCGAAAATTACCTTCACCAGTGAGATAGAGAATAGGAGGCTTAGTTGCCATCACCTTGCCACAGATTTCAGCAATGCGATTGTCAAGAAGCTCTGCTACATAATTGAAAGGAGGAGGGGGACACTTGCCCTCCCCATTCCATTGTATTGTAGCAGCCCATCCTGTCTCAGAGGCAAAGCCTATCTCGTAGATGAGGACGTGAATCCCCGTCAATGAGTGGTTGCATTGACGGCCTCCTTTCCTTCAGAACCATGATGACGGATCATATGGCAGTTAGCACACAGCATAACACATTTACGAAGTTCTCTCCACATCTTGTCTTCGCTCATAGCAAGTGCAACACTTGGATTAACATCTTTCTCCTTTGGATTAACATGATGGAAATGGTATACGCACTGAGGGTAGGGCTGCTTGCAATCATGACATACATTTCCAAAGTATTCTACAACTAATGCTTTACGTTTTTGATTACGCTCGTTAGCTGCTAACTGACGCCTTGATCTATTATCACTGTACCACTTTGAGACCCTGATATTTGCACAAGGTTTACATGTACCCACAACCCCTTGGCTACACTCTTTATTAGGAGAGTATTCAGATAAAGGTTTCCAAGTGAGACATACAGTGCAGACCTTACCATCAATTAGGGGCTGCATATCTCAATCCCAAGGCTGAGAATCATCAGCAGGAGCTTCTACAGGAGCAGCTAATGCTTCATCCTTTTTAACCTGCTTAGGGTCTTGATTCTTAGGAGCATCACCATTTAGAAGACCTTGCAGCTTGCTGCCATTGTAATTCAGATTCTTCTGAATCTTCTCCTTAATCCAATCAGGGAACGAATTAAAGGTTTCCAGATCAGGAGCATCTAAGTCAAACAGACGCACAGGATTCTGCAGAGCGGGGCACTTCTCTACATCTTTAGGACGCATAGAAGCAATAGCAGCCACATTGATGTACAGCTTCTCTTGCACTTGATTATGCACAATAGAGACATTCACAGGGATGTCTGCTACTTGGCTGAAGTCACCACCAAATGCATTGTTAGGATCAAGAGCCTTGTAACGCTGTGTGCATTTAGCTTTATCAGCCTTAGACACGTCATACAAGGGCAGAGTTT